AAGCACAGATCCTACATACTTACAACAAATGCAAAGCCTTTATGGTTTAGACAAAAGCCACGCTCTTGCTCACTTGTTAGATCCTGAAGTAGCAAAGCCTTTAATTGACCGACAAGTTAATGCAGTTAAGTTTGCCGCTGCCGCACAACGTGCAGGATTAGGAACTACTAAGTCACTTGCAGAACAAGCAGCCGAACTTGGCGTAACAGAAGCAGAGGCAAGTAAGGGCTTTGGAACTATTGCTGGACAACAGGCCGAACTTCAACGATTGGCTGCAATACAAGGCCTTGAAGCAGGAAAGGTTGGAGAGCAACTAACATCTTCAACATTTAGTTTAGGTGATTTTACAAAATCAAAGAAAGCCTTAGAGCAAGCAACTGGTGCTGAAATTGGTAGTTTCTCTGGTGGTTCAGCAGTTGGTAAAGGTAGCCTTGGCGTAGAGGAAACAGGAATCCTCTAACAATAGATTCCGTATGGATCGGCCAGTATCCATATGCGTATTAAGAATCTGGTAGTAGAAGCCAAACCCTATTCCCCTGTAGGACTTTGCGGTCTGCGACAAACAAACACGAAAGGGAGTGCCAAATGGCAAACCAATATGATGATGAAGACGATGACCTGGATACAACCCAAGAGGTTGATAATGGTCCAGCAAATCTCCGCAAAGCGTTAAAGCGAGCAGAGAAAGAAAAGAAAGAACTGGCTGAGCAATTGGCAAGTATTCAATCTGATCTACGTTCTCGTTCTTTAAAAGATGTATTGGCCTCAAAAGGAGTACCTGACAAGATCGCAAAGTTTATACCTAGCGATGTCACTGCTCCAGAGCAGATTGATGCTTGGTTAACTGAACACAGTGATGTGTTTGGTTTTTCTAAGCCACAGGATGCTCCAGCCGATGAAGTAAAAGAAGAATCAAAAGCAAACTATCAACGTATCAATGCTGCTACGCAAAATGCAAACACTCCTGTAAGGGATGCTGACTTGCTTGCGAAAGTATCTGGTACTGCTTCTAAAGAAGAACTAGATATGTTGGTCTTTGGTCAAACTTTAAATCGTCGTCGGTAGTAATTAACCCATCCAAGCACAACAACACCCCAAGAAAGAGGTGAACAAATGGCCAACGCATATACCGATACCAGTGGCGGGTCCCTAGGTACTTCCCTAGTACAGACCGCTTATGATCGTTATGTTGAGTTCGCACTCCGTGCTGTTCCTCTTATCCGTGATGTCGCAGATAAGCGCCCAGTACAACAGGCAATGCCAGGATCTTCTGTAGCATTCCAAATCTACACAGATCTATCACAAGCAACAACACCACTTACAGAAACAACTGATCCAGATGCAGTAGCACTTGGAAACACAACAACAGTTTCTGTAACACTAAACGAATACGGTAACGCTTCTCTTGCAACTCGCAAGTTAGAATTGTTCTCATTGTCTGACGTTGATCCAGCAATTGCTGACATCATCGCTTTCAATATGGCTGACTCTCTAGACTCAGTTGCATTACGTCAATTGAACTTTGGTTCAAACGTAATTGCAGAAACTGGTGCAACAGGTTCAGCAATCAGCACATACGCTGGTTCATACACAAACGGAACTACACAAACCTCTATCGGTTCAGGTTCTGTTATTAAGTCTCGTGATATCCGTTTAGCAGTAGCGAAACTACGTGCTAACAAGGTAGTTCCTCGCCAAGGCGAGTACTACTGGTGTGGTATCCACCCAGAAGTTTCACACGATCTTCGTGCTGAGACTGGCTCAGGCGGATGGCGTGACGATCATAAGTACTCAGAGACTGGTTCAGCAGAGTTCTGGCCAGGAACTATCGGTACTTACGAAGGCGCAATGTTCGTAGAGTCACCACGTTTATTCAACACAACTGACGGTTCAGGCTCAACAGGTACCACAGGTACTTGGGGTGCTGCAAACTACGTTTACTCAACAGGTGGCGTACGTGTATTCCGTACACTAGTTGCTGGTAAGCAAGCACTTGCTGAAGCAGTTGCTGAAGAACCACACGTAATCTTCGGTCCAATCGTTGACAAGTTAATGCGTTTCCGTCCAATCGGATGGTACGGCGTACTTGGCTTCGCTCGTTACCGTGAGGCTGCATTGGTTCGTATAGAATCTTCTTCTTCAATTAACGCTTCCTGATCCTAGGTAAGTAACCGAAAGGCCCCGCTTTAGGGCGGGGTCTTTCACTAACGAAAGGTAAATTGTGGCGTATCTATTAAGAACTCCAACGGTTAATGAAGGACCTGCTGGTTTCGGTAGATTGTTCTATCGCTACAAAATTGCAAGAAACGACAGTCTTCTAGTTAATGGAACTGCGGTAACACGACTACGCACACCATCAGTTGAAGAAACACAGACAGCAACATACGCCTATGTAGGCGGACACGAATATTATTTAACACAAGTAGAGTATGACATTTTAGTTAACGCTGGTTACGGCGCTTACATAACAACCGTCTAGGAGTAATATGCCAAATCCAGGTAGATACAATATAACCGTTTACAAAGGCACAACATTTACCCTATCTCCAGTATGGAAAATTGGTGGGTATGTTGTTAACCTAACTGGTTATAGTGCAAAGATGCAGGTTAGAGCAGCAACTGACGCCTCAGTCTTAGTTGAATTATCTACTGCCAATGGCAAGATTGTAATTGATGCAGGCTTAGGTAAGTTGACCCTTACCCTTACTGCGGCACAGACAGCAGCACTTACCTCTGGTAAGTATTTCTACGATCTAAATTTAACAGCGCCAGATACTACAGTTACAAAAATTCTTGAAGGAGTATTCTTAATTAACGAATCGGTAACTCAATAATGGCCATTACACCCGAGAGTATTGCAACAGTTGAGATCCCAGTTACCACCAATGTTTATGATATTGGTAGCGAACAATATTTAATCCTTGAAGTTGGACCACAAGGCCCACAAGGAGTAACAGGACCTCAAGGTCTTACTGGTGCTACTGGATCAAGCATTACTGGTGCTACTGGTGCCACAGGATCACAAGGTATTCAGGGAGTAACGGGACCAACTGGATCTACTGGTGCAACAGGTAGTACTGGTGCAACTGGTTCAACTGGTGCAGCATCAAATGTAACTGGACCGACTGGTCCAACTGGACCTACAGGATCTACAGGATCAACTGGTGCGACTGGTGCTAACTCAACTGTAGCGGGACCGACAGGTCCTACGGGCGCAACTGGTGCCACAGGAAGTAGTATTACTGGTGCGACTGGAGCGACAGGAGCAACTGGTTCACAAGGCGTTACAGGACCAACAGGACAGACAGGAGCAACAGGTGCCACTGGATCAACAGGCAGTACAGGCAGCCAAGGACCGACTGGCTCAGTTGGAGCCACAGGCGCTACAGGAAGCACAGGCGCTACAGGCGTCACAGGACCCACAGGTCCTACTGGATCTACAGGTAATACTGGAAGCGCAGGGGCTACTGGACCCACTGGGTCAACTGGAGTAACTGGAGCCACAGGCTCACAGGGCATTACAGGCCCTACAGGGCCTACAGGAGACACTGGTAGCACTGGTGCTACTGGAAGTACTGGGGCGACTGGCTCGGCAGGCTCAAACGCAGTTTACGATACAGACCAAGCAGTAATCTCAATGCAAGTATTCGGATAAGGATAGATAAATGGCAACATATACCAAAGTACTTCTCTCAGGCTCAACACAGGGTCAGCCAATCACAGTAGTTCAGACAGCCTCTACTGGTACAACTATCCACGCCACAGGCACTTCATCATCTATTATTGATGAGGTTTGGCTATACGCAAATAACACATCAACTTCTCCAGTTTTACTTACAGTTCAATTTGGCGGAACAGGCTCAGTACAACACGCTAAGCCAATTACCCTTGCTCCACAATCAGGAGATGTTCTAATCGTTGCAGGATTACCTTTGACTGGAACAGGTTCAGCAGCCACAACAACTTATGCTTTCGCAGCAACTGCTTCAGTAATTACAATTTCAGGATACATCAACAGGATTTCCTAATGGCTAATCCATCACGCAGAGGCTCATCAGGTGAGCCAGTCAGAAACAGTATGCAAGGTGGAAACTACACACCTTGGACTAATACTCACTTTGTTCTTCCTTATGGATTGCGCTTACAACAAAAAGTTGGAATGTCCACTATTACAAATGTAAGCGGTAACGGAACAACTGTTACCTATACTGTTGCAAATAGTTACTCTGCTGGCGATACTGTTTCAATTTATGATGTAAACCCAGTTGCCTACAATTTGCAAAATGCAACTATTGCATCTGCCTCATCAACTCAATTTACAATTACAAATGCTGCAACTGGTACTTATGTTTCAGGTGGTACTGCTCAAAAAACTGGCGCAATTACTGTAACTATTCCTAGCGGTATTACATTTGTTTATGCTATTGCAGTTGGCGGTGGCGGTCCTGCTGGTGCGACTGGTGCTTATGGCGGTGGAGCAGGTGGAGTTGCTTGGGGTTGGACATTAGCCACAACATCTTGTGTGGTTGGTGCTCCTGTTGGTGGCACTACAGGCAATTACACCCGTTACGGCAATGTTATTGCTGGTGGTGGTGGTTATAGCACTGGATTTCTTGGCGGTGGCGGTGGTTCAGGTGCAGGTTCAACAAATTACTGGGGTATTCCAGGAGGTACTGTTGGA